TATGTGTTCATCAACCATTCTGCAAACAACCAGTCGTTGACCAGAACCCGTTCATTCTTGATAGCTGCTACCACGTCCTTGACGGAGTGGTGGTTCGATTTAGTGAACCAGGTGAGCTCCTGCAACACGACTTCGTCGTTGTCTTCCATGTTGTACCTCTGCAAGAAATAATCCCTGCAGAAGGGCACATGGCGGAACTCGTAAGCGTATGAGAGCGCTTTACCAGCAGCATATTGGGATGCTGTCACGTCCTCATTGTCAGTGGCTCGGGCATTGAATCTAGCCAGAGCCTTGCCAATGAGGGGTATCATGCAAGTAATGTCGCCCATAATGATCAGGCGACGAGAGAGGAGTGTGGCATGTCCATTGAGCTCAGGGTTCTTGCCCTTCAACTTCATCCGGAATTTGTCGACCACGCGCTTCCACTCGGACACACAGAAAAGAAACCAAGTAACAAAGAGGATGTCGTCACCTAGAACCACCATTTTCGCGCGAGAAATTGGTGGGTCGGTGGAGAGAACCTCGTCGAAACTGGTCGATTCTTTGGTCGCTATCTGACGGATAAGCGACACAACTGCCATTGTGATGTTGTAGCAGCTGTTGCGTGGAGTGGTAGCGGTGGTACCGGTAGGGAGCTGGTGCTCAATGATGCCTGTCATGCCGAAACGGCGGTTTTGTACCTTAAATTTACCCATATCTATCATTAAATTCCGCAGCCACCTGGGCATGCATAACTTCTCGAGCCACTTGTCGAATATGACCGCGACGCGCGAGCGCTGTTCACGGTCATTAGCGCTGAAATCACCCTCGTATGCACGGGTGTGTTCAGCGCTGTCTAGGAAGGAAGCGAGGGGAACATCGGAAGTCTTATAGGCCAGCTTGACGTCGCACCCGCCTATGCGGTGTTGCTCCAACACAGTCATAAGTCTCTCCATGACGATCATCATGGCGGGACCGGTGACTCTGTTGAATTCGTCGTTGCCAGCGTATATTACCCGCGGCGCCCATGTGGGGTCTAACCGCTTGAGTAGCACTTCTAACTTGACACTGAGATCTTTCGTGCCAAGGTAGCGTGAGCTACACCAAGGGATGTTTTCCTCGCAACGCCGCATGCGTGACTGCTTTGCGGCGTCGAATTTATCCAACCATCGTTCTACTGTCTCCTCATCTTCCT